TTATTTATTGGCTTTGTTGTACTGAGCCGTACTGATTCCGAGCAGCACACCGAGGAACGCATCGACAGCGGTAATCGTGCCGACAATCTCCTCGCCGTAGGGCAGACCCCAGATACCGGCAAGGGCGAAATACAGAGCGCCGATGCCGGGGAGCAGATACTGTGCAATCCATTTCAGAACATCGTAAGTCTTGTTACTCATACGCATAAGGTTTCCCTCCTTAGTTGTTGCCGACCAGAGCGGCAATTTTGTTATCGATATACATTTTCGTGTCAGCCGCATAAGCAACCGCCATGTGAGCGCCGCCATCGTTCAAGATGGTAGTGTTCGGCTTGTTGGTGTGCAACGCACGATATGCGGCGAGTTCGGTTTCGGAGAGGGGAGTTTCGATGGGTTCGAGCATCGCATACTGAATGACGGTGGGGTTGCTTGCCAAATAGGACTGTAATTCTGCGACAGTGCTTGCTTTTTCGGTAATAAGTCTAAATGCGGGACTCCCAGCAAGTACCCAACACGCTTCAACGCTTGCGTTTACCGCGTTGATGAAACGATTAGAAATACAATCCGTAGTCAAAGCTACCGGTTCAGTCTTGGAGTTAAGGTCAAATCTCGTTCCTTGTCCTATCTGTGCCGCAGAGATATACCAAGCCTCGCTGCCATCGAATGTTACATCAGTGATTCTCTGCACATACACCCCACGCTCCAAATCAACCTCATCGCAAATCCACTGCTGACCATCGCCATCGGTGTAGTTACCGCCGGAGGTCACGGGGATGCCGGGGAGTGTGTTGGTGATGGAGACGGTTTTAGCCCCTTTGTACGGCTCGTATTCGGTTGCAACTTCGCCAAGTTCCATCTGTATAGAGATTGTAGTATTAGAATAAGCTGACCCCGCCGCGAAAACAATGGCCACCTGTGCAGTTGTAGCCTCCGCAAGCGTAAATGTTGCGGGTTTGCCCGTCATTACATAGTTCACCAGTACGCTACCAGTTGAACCGGTCACAAAAACTCGGTCGTGGTTCACATCCTTGGCGTTAAGTCCGTGAGCCGATAATGTGTATCGACCGGGGGCTAAAACAATGCCCTTAGAAATAACTCGCGACATTTCAGCCGTAGCCGTGCCGTTTAACACTACCGTTCCAGTAACCGCAGGACTCGACGTAATGCCTTGTCCTGTAAATGTATCTGTCGTAGGAGGCACCAAGTTCTTCCCACACATAGTCACCACTGGCTTCTCCACACTCTTAATCTCCACCGGAGCATTAGGAGTAGGAGTGCCATCCTGGGTGGACCTGCCGAACACTCGGAGTCCCTGCATCGGCATATCAGAAGCATCAGAAACCGAAATCGCATCACCCTCGGCCTCACACACGATGGCACGGGCACGACCTTTCGTAAGGGCATCCACAGCCTCTCCGAGAGCCGTGTAATCGGCAGGAATACTCGCCAGGGTATTCACACCTTTGGCTTCAACCTCTGCCACAGCGGCGGTCTGAGCGGCCTCTGCGGCGGCTCTAACAACGCCAGACTGCTCCGCGCCAACGGACTTCACAGCGGCGGTCTGTGCCTCGACCATAGCGATAAGCTGTGCCACGCCATCCTCGGTTGCGGCCTCGATTTCCGCATCGACTTCCTGACCCTCCAGAGAAAGACCAGTCCCCAGAGTGGTGTGCCACTTGGTTTTCAGATCGGGGCCGACAGCACAGACCACGAACCTAACCTGACCCTTGTATGCAACGACCTTCGGATGGATTTCCCAACTGAATACCACGGAATCGCCGCTGACGGTCACATCATCGACCAGGTAGAAATCCGTTTCGCCCTTTGCGTTGCGGTAGTTCACCCGGAGGAAACAGCTTGCCAGGTCAATGCCGTTGCTCACATAACGAGGGAACTGGAAATACTTCCGCTCAGAACTGGCATCGCCCTCGACACCGAAAACCAGTTCAACGCCAGGGATATTAAGCTGCCGAGTATCGGGATCGACAAGGATAACCTGGTCGGTTGCCACGATGCTCGTTTCAGCCATCCCGGAGAGGATGCTGTTCAAATTATTTTCCATTGTTCTTACGCCCCCTTGTCCTGTGTGAAACTCACACGGTTCGTGGTGATTCGATAATCTTTCTGACCCACCAGATAAACGCTAACCTCGTTGCCGATAAGCGCCTCATCCGGGATGGCGCAAATATTGGTTTTTAGCGGCACGAAATACTCTTTGCCACGACAGACGAACACCGCCACCACTTTGCACCCCTTCCAGTCAGCAGAAAACCGAAACCTCGCATGGAGATAACCCCGGCTGCCGGTGGCGATTCCAGAGAAATCACACGCCGGGTCACGATCGATTTTCTGCCCGGAAACAATAAAATCCAAAACTCTCACGAATACCTCCTATCGATTGATAAGGTGGTTCTGCAACTCCTCTTTTGCGTGTTGCATCTGGTCGATGTTATTGCCATCAATTCCGTGATCCAGCAGAGCGAGGAGTGCCAACTGTGTTACGCGGTTGCCCGCATCGATGATATCAAAATGCTTCTGGTCGTTTTCCAGTTTCCTGTCCACTCTATCCATACGCTTTTCCAAATCATCCAAACGCTTATTTTGATTGTTGTTCGGAGCCTTTGCTGCCTTAATCGCTTTCACGATTTTTTCTGCCGCCCCGGAAAGCAGAACGAAAGCAGAAGCCGCCGCCAGAAGGTAGGCCCATGCCTCTGCAACAGTCCAGTTATCCATCGGAAACGACCTCCTTAACCCTTGCTCTGGGTGATGAAACCGTCAAAGCCAGCGGCTTTCAGTTTGGCAAGCATATTCTCTGCGTTCTTCTTCACAGAATACGCACCCACCTGGACACGGTACAGAACCTTCGGCGCATCATCCTTTTTAATAGAAGAAAGCAGTTCCTTTACGTCCGCTCTGAAAGTGTCCATAGACTTGCCGTGCTTGGGAAACCAGTGCATTACATCAGCGTGGTTGCTGGCGATGCCTCGCTTGTGACCCTCGGAGTGACAGATAACCACACCATCAGCCATCGGATCGAGGTTGTACTCGTTGCACAGCATAGCGGTAAGTTCCACAGCCTCTTTGTAGACCTTATCGAAATATGCTTTGTCTGCAAGGCCATCCTCGCAGATTTCAAAGCCGATGTGGGTATCGTTGGCAGAGCCACCGGCGTGCCAGCCCCGGTGATTCCAAGGCAGAGTCTGGTAAGTGGCGATACTACCATCAGCCAGCTTGCCGATAAAGCCGTGAACACACATCTTCTTGCCGTCCGGGCGAGGAACATTCCAGTAGGTCTTATACTCGTTCTTGCCCAGCAATCCATCATCGGGACCCACATAGCGTTTCAGCCACGGATTGTTCGCTCCGGTGGAATGAACCATAACTCCTTTAACGGTAATGGTCTTGCCAGCCTTGTAGCAATCATTGCCGATAAAAATAAGTTTGCGTAAGTTCATAGTGAACCCTCCTAAGTACATTTTGGTGGCACTCGGAGGCGCTCTGTGCGACTTTTTTCTTACAGGGCTTTCCAGGTTTTAGTTTCGAGATCGAAGATAAAGGTATTGCCGGTATCTTTCTCAATCAGAGTCTGTCCATCCTGGACACCCTCGGTGGGCTTGGTTTCAGTGGAATTGATAGCCCAGGTATCGCGGGGAATAATGCAGAAACTCATAAAAGCACCTCCAAATAAAAAATATTCACGATATGCCAAACCGCCAGCACCGCAAAAACAGCGGTACACAGGGCAAGGCCGATTTTTGCCGCCCTCTCCGGGCGATTATGCAGCCACCAGCACAGCGCACCCACCACGACGACCTTGTAGAAGATCATAGACGGAATGGACTGCATCGCTGGGTTTAGCTCCTTCGCACCGTGCTGTAATGCATAGACGGTGCAGAGGAGGTCAAACAGGTTTAACAGGTAGACCGCCATGCGTTACACCAGGCTGGTCAGCTCTGTCCATGCGCCACCGATCCGCTGGTAGAGCTTGGCGGTATTCGGGAGGAGGGCATACTGTTCGTTGCCGGTAGAATAGTAAATGTTCGTCCCGTCTGTCCAGACATTCTGACCACCGTTTGTCCAACCCTCAAAATCCGTTGCCACCCAGGCATTGCCATTAAGAATATGCTGAACACCATCGAAAGAACAATAAATATTCGTGCCGTCGGTCCAGACATTCATGCCCTCCGGCTGGACATAATTATCCCAGGTTTTGTCAAAAAAGGAGCCAGCAATAAACTCGAACTGAGCGGAGCCCGAAGTATAATAAATCCTCGTTCCGTCCGTCCATATCCATCTGGCTTCCGGGGACTTCACTCCACCCCAGGTTTTAGCCTCCCAAGTATCGCCGTTGAGGACATACTGATAGGAACTGAAGGAGTGATAAATATTCGTGCCGTCGGTCCAGATATACTTGCCATAAAACGGAGAGTCGGGTAGACCATTCCAAACCTTAGGTTCCCAGGTGTCGCCATTGAGGACATAATGCCCGTAGTTGTGGTTGGAATAGTAAATGTTCGTTCCGTCCGACCAGATATTATCTCCATGCGGATTAAAGCCACCCCAAACCTTAGGTTCCCAGGTGTCGCCGTTGAGGACATACTGATCACCATCGCCATAGCCGGAATAATAAATATTCGTTCCGTCCGTCCAGACATAAGTGGCGTAGAACTCGGTCAAACCACGCCAAACCTTACTGATAAATCGGCCCGAAAACTGCGCATTTCCGGTACCCATCGCTTTTTTCACTGCGCGACATGATGTTGCTGTCGGTATCATATCATCGCCCCCTTAACCATTTAATACGATTGCCATAGAGCCATCCAGGACATCCGTCGGCAAATTATCTACCGTCGATACCACAATGGACCTTGGGATTTCCGGTATCGCTACCAAAACTTTGTCTTTGTCCGAAACATCATAGGTTCCGTTTTCGGTGATTTCCAGCGTTCCTTTTGGCGGCAATGCGTAAGTCTGAAAGCCATTGGTTGCAACAGCATATAAACCACTGGTGTCAGTTGCTTCACTTGCATCACTGATTACACCGAGAAAAGGAACGCTGAACATCGTAGAAAGAGCCATCCACGCATTTTCGCCAGTTCCTGCAAAATCGCCGTACATAAACAGGTCATTTTCATCCTCGATATAGTAGATGTGTAACCCACTATCGCTGGAGACCATAATGTTTTCGGTCGGTTTTGTCGATGCGTAATAATAGGGGATCGTGGCCCCACCCATGAGGTTCGAAAGAGGACCACCGTACAAAAGCACATCGGAAAGCACTTGCTCATACCGATGGTAAGCACCGCCGCACAAATACAGCGCATTTCCGTCGATATTCTCCGTGGGCAGCTCGTCCACTTCGATGACATGGGTGCCGGTGCACTCGCCGCCGCCCGTTCCGCCACCGCCGGAGATGCTGCGGATGGCTGCCGGCATTTCCGTGGGCTTGTATAGGGTCTTGCTGCCCTTCAGCTTGCGGATCGCAAGGCCGATTGCCGCCATTGTCCCGGCAAGGATGCTGTACTTTTCATCCCCGGTAATGGGTTCGCTCCCGGCCAGATACAGGGAGCCATCGGCATTCTTGATGTCGTAGTTGGCCCAGCACACCGCCGTGTTGTAGAACAGCAGCTCGTCCGCCGCAATGCTGCCGGATACGGACTGCACCCATGCCCCGGTTTCGCTGGAATAGGATGCGTATGTCCCGGCAGACTTGGCTTTCATGTTGATGCCGTCTGCGTACATTTCCACGGTGGCAAGCATCAGACCGCCCACACCGTTGCCCAAATCCTGTACGATGGCATACTGATAATCAGTTTCCGGCAGTACAGGCAGGTCTACTCCGTTGTAAAGCATCAGAAGCTCACCCCTTCCGCTGCGGTCAGTACGCCGCCTTCCTCCAGAGCCGCCACTCTATCCGTGAGGTTCTGGATCAGCAGAGTGTGCTGCCCGATGCTTTCCAGGTTGGTCTGTACCTTGGCTTCACATTCTGTCAGTCTGGAACCAACCACCGCCGCATCAGCCGCCTTACCCTCCTGGGTCAGCGTAGCATCCGTTTCGATGGTCGCACCGCTTGCCAGAGCGTTCATGGTTTCCGCATTCAGCGGAGTACCGGCTACAACCGGCTCGTCGGCCCTCTCCAGAACGGCGAAGTACGGCGTTCCGTCCACAGGCGTGACCTTGTATCTGTTTGGATAGGTGGACTGTCTATCCACAAAAACCAAATTAGCCATTATACCACCTCTCCCAAATAAACTTCGCCACAGTGTACGAACACCGGAGTACCGCCGCTACGGACATAGCCGCTGTAGGTCGCATGGAACGCACCTGTGAAATCGTATTTAATATCTGTGATAACCACATCGGTTATCGTGCCATATTTACTCTCCACTGTTACGGTGTCGAACACATCCAGAACAGGATCGCCACGGAACTCGCCGCTAATCTGCTTTCGTGTCCGCAAACTGTCATACACCCATTCGGCGATTTCGGTTGCCTGACTCCCAGAGGAAATAAAATCGTTCTGGAGTGTCTGCACCTCTCCGTTACCGCCCACCTGGTACAGCACCGTGGTATCGCCGAAGTATGTCACCTGCACCGTTTTCGCATGACGCAGATAATCGAACTCCGGGTATGTGTAGGCCAGAAACATGGAAACAACATACCCGGTGTCCGTGTAATCCGGCTTCTTAATCCACAGCACACCCTCTCTGTCCTGGTACATCACGCACCCGGCAGCATTGGCACACTTCTGTAGGATTTCTGCGATACTGGAATCGCCATCGTATTCAAGCAGAGAATCCACCGAGTAATCTTTCAGTTCTTCGCACAGATTCACCACGGTTCCGTTGGGGAGTCCGGCAGCCGCGACCGCTCGTTCTGCAATCTCATACAGAGTGCCGGACACCGAGCCGGTGTAGGGGGCATCGATCATATATTCCAGCATATCTCTGGCTACGAACGATGCCTCCATGCCGTTGGGCGATGCTCTCCACTCGGTAAGATAGAACACACCGCCCGGAATCCACTCCACAACACCGTCAATGTCAGCACCGTATCTCAGCGTGATTTTCAGCCGCTCGGTCAGATACCGACCCAGGCCAGTGGGATTGTGGGGGTTCCACATACCATCGGAGTTATCCAGAGCGAACTCTATGTGGTTCTTCGGCAGAGAACCAGAGGTGGGATCGCCGGTCTGCTGATGGCTAAACCGCATCAGGTCGGATTTCGTATATACCATCGTTTCCAGGATTTCCGGGATATCGAAAGTCAGTTCAACGAATCCCTCCGGGGCCAGATAGTCAGAATATTTCGCCGCCCATTCGTTTGATACGGTATACATATCGTCACCTCTCTACCAAACTGAGGGTGCAGTTTGTCCAACCCATAATCGCCCCGGTTTCCGGGTGTCTGCGCCACATTCCGGCCTGCCGGTCGGAAACATAGAATGTACGAACTTCGTAACCGGCGGTGTCCTGTGAGAAGTAGCGAACATCGTTGTAGAAGCTGTATCTGAACAGCGAGAGAATGTTCGCCCACTGCTGTGCCGTGAGATATCGCCAGGAGAGTTCGATTTTTGCAACCCCGGAACGAACAACGCTGCCAACGACATAGCCGCTGACATTACGCGCCGAATCCACAATGGTAGATGTGACCGCAGAATAGGTAGACGGCTCCGGCAGTTCATATCCACCAATCGTTACAAGAGCCTCCATAGGGCCACCTCCTTAAAATGTGGCGCTCTCTGGCGCTCTGTTCGTTTATTTAAGCGTACACCTGTTTACCCATCAGACTTGCACCGCGTTCCTTCTGGTGTTTCTCCACGGAACTGGTAATCTGTCTGCCATCGAGATAAACATTGATGTTTCGGTTGTCCCCGCCCTCGGATGCCTTGATAGCCGCAAGCACAGCCTGGTAAACACCCTCGGAAATACCCTCGACAATCTGGTCGTTGTTTGCGACCGTAGTTTTGTTGCCGATTCGACCGACCATTTCGGGACCAGCCTCTCTGGCAATAAACATTTCGCCGAGATCGGGGAAACCGCCCTTTGCGTAGGTGTAGAAAGACTTCGGATAGCTGATTTTGAAGCCGAGAACTTCCTTGCTGCCCCACTTAACACCAATCTTCGGCAGCTTGAATCCAAGGTCGAAGTTTAGGTTGCCCAGCCACTTCTTAACAGAACTCCAGCCGCTCTTGACGAGTTTGATGGGGGCGCTCAGAGTGGGGATCGTGCCGACCCATCTCTTAACGCTGCTCCAGCCCTTCTTCGCAAGGCTTACGCCCTGAGATACCGCAGGAATGCTACCGATCCAATTCTTCACAGAACTCCACTTGCTTTTAACAAGCTGAATCGACTGAGATAGGGTAGGGATTTTGCCAATCCAACCGGAAATAGTGGACCATCCCCTTTTCGCAAGGCCGACACCAATCTGCACAGGCTTAAACTTGCCGAACTCAGTGATAACATTTTTCACAAAGCCCTTCACGGAGTTAAGCACTCGACCGGGCAGACCGAGGAAACAGTCTACAATTCCATCGATGGTGTCTGGCACGATGCTGTGACCAACGAGGGTGTCCCACAAATCGGTAAACCATCCAACCACGCCATCCCACATTTTTTCGATGCCTCCAACGCAAGCACCCCACAGGCCATCCCATGCTTTTCCAACCTCGGAAACGACCTGGCCGACTTTCTCGGAGAGCCAGCCCCAGTTCAGGGCGATGCTCGATCCGAGCGAAACTGCGCCTGCCGCCATAAGGCCAATGCCAAGCGGAGCGGCAACACCGGTAAAGAACAGCAATGCGCCAACCGCCAGCAGAGAAACGCCGAGGATGGCTCCGATTTCTTTCAGCACCGTTTTCACCTTACCGGCAAGCCAACTCCAGTTAATAGCCGCAGAAGCAACGATACCAACCGCGCCAGCCGCAATCATGGCGATGCCGAGAGGGGTAGCAACACCGGTGAAAGCCAGAACCGCACCAACGCCAATCAGCGCACCGCTCACAAGGGCGGTAATCGTGGCAATTCGATTTTTCATTTCGCCGGTCAGCGAGTTCCAGTTAAGTGCGACACCCGATGCGAGAGATACTGCTCCCGCGGCCATTAGGCCGAGGCCAAGAGGAATAGCAACTCCACTCAAAGCAAACATCGCACCCAGAGCCAGCAAAGCGCTACCGATGATTGTCTGAATCGTGCCGATTGCTTTACGCAGAGGCTCGGACATGGCGTTCCAGTTTAGACCAACGGCAGTAGCCAGACCGACCGCACCGGCAAGCATAAATCCGATGCCCAGCGGAATATCCGCACCGGTAAACGCAAACAGCGCACCAATCGCCAGAAGGCCGCCGGAAAGAATGCCGGTCAGAATCGACAGAGTGTTTTTCATGTCACCGTTGAGGAACTTCCAGTTGATTGTCAAAGCCGTTCCGAGAGAAACAGCACCGGCAACCATGAGTCCTGCACCCAGACCCACATTCACACCGGTAAACACCAAAAACGCACCGAGCGCAAGCAAGAAGCCGCCGAGAATAGAAGTTATAACCGTCAGCGTTTTCGCAAGCTGTTCTCCCATGCTGTTCCAGTTTTCAGCAATCATAGCAACCAGGCCAACAGCACCGACAGCCATCAAGCCCAGGCCGAGCGGGATATTCGCACCGCTCACAACGAGGATCGTACCGATTGCCAGCATAAATCCGCTGATAACGGTTGTGATTACAGACAGGGACTCTTTCAGCTTGCCGATGATTTCATCGACTTCAAACTGAATCTGGTCGAAAATGGACTCGTCCCACAGAGAGCCGATATCCATTCCATCAAAGCCAGTACCGCCAATGCCGCCAACGCCGGAACCACCAGCGCCTCCACCACCGGCAGACCCGGAACCCGAACTGCTCGGAGGGCTGATAACATTCAGTTCGTCAATGCCGATCGATGCGTTTTTCAGTTCTTTCAACGCATCCGTAGTGTCCTTGACCGCACCGGCGGTATCATCCAGAGAACCGGCGGCATTATCAGCGGCATCGCTGATACCGCCCAGAGCGGTAGAACCGCCGCCCCATGTGCCGCTGATATCCTGGAGTTCGATGCCAAAGAACTCGGCTACCCGGTGGATCGCAACGGTCAGAAGTTCGATAAACGCCTGTAGCCACGGCATTACCTTAACCAGAATCGGTAGGAACAGAGAGCCGAATGTCTGAGCCAAAGACTTCAACTGCTGCGTAAAAGTACGCATGAGGCCTTCGGCAGTGTTCATTTCTCTGGCATAAGTACCTACGAGGTTCTGTGCGTGAGCCTGGTCAACCAGGGTCAGATAACGCAGATAGGACTTCTGGGCTTCGGTGGCATTTTCAAGGCTGATTTCCAGACCGTGATTCGCCGCCGTTTGCTGGAGCGTGGATTCGATAATAGTGAAACCGGCCTTTCGAACCGGCTCGACCTCGCCAGCGATGGCAGAACGGACAGCCGCCGCAGCATCATCCAAGCTGGCATAAATATCGTTATATCCGGCCCAGATATCGTATGTCAGTTCCATGTAGCCCAGCGCCATCGTACTGGCATCCTTCTGGGCAACACCAAAGCCGGTAAGCATCGTGGCATAGGTAGAGGAATACTGCATAAACTGCTGTGTGTTAATGCCCATTTCCTCATTCAGCCGCTTAATCCAGCTATAAACCTCATCAGCCTGTTCGCCAAAGCCTCGACCGAACCGGGCAGAGATGCCCTCCCACTGCGAGGCTTCGTTGACGAACTCAGCGAGTTTCTCTCCCAACCGCCATACAGCCCTTGCTGCTTTTCCAATCACATCCGTAAATGTGGACAGATTGATAGAGGTTTTGTCCAGCTTATCGCCAACATCCTTAATGCCAGACCCGGCACTCCGGGCAGAACTGTTGATGCCCTTAAATCCGGCCTGGATCGTGGTCATTTTATCGGACAGAGGAGCAAGTTTCTTGCTCAACACCTCTACCCGATCCGCAAACTTGGCGATGGTATCATCGTCCAGAGATTCTGTGACCTTGCCGATTTTCGACATAGCGTTTACCATCGTGCCGATGCCGCCAGTCTTTACATTCGACAGGGGTTCCAAAGCCTGTGCAAGGCCGCTTACTCTCGACACAAGGCTACCGTCAATGTCAATGCCGGAAAGCCCACGCAATGCTCCGGGTAGCTTGTTGAGGTGAGTGATTACCCTTGAAAACTGACCGGCTCCAGCCAAATCCTGCAAGGACTTCGCCAGAGCAGAAATCTTGCTTGCATTGGACGCAACCGGTGTCATTTTTTTAAGGGCTTCGCTCAGATTATTCAGATTTTTAATGGCTACATTAACTGTGCCATTCTGTTTCAGTTTCCCCAGTGCCGCCGCAAGATCATCAATCCCTTTCGCAGCACCCGTGGAATTAGATTCGATACTAATAGATAGAGTATCGATATTCGTATTGTCAGACATTTCTTCACCCCCTCATGGAGTCAGGGTGTGCCTCTTTGGGCATCTTCTTTCGCATCTGTTCAGCAAACATGGCAAACTCCGCTTTCAGCCGTTCTTCCTTCTTCCGGGCTTCTCGTTCTTCACGCTCCCGAATCTCGGACTCGGTGATAGCATACGGCTCTGCCGGGTAAGGCTGGGGCTTCGTTCCCTTCTTTGCGAAAGCGTGGAGGATGGGCGATGCGTCACAAATTGCTTCGTACACATACATACCCATAATCCAGTTCCACTCATTTTGCCGCCGGTCCCGGTATTCCTGCGCCCTGCGATATGCCCTTACCATTGTCACATCCTGGTTCCAGAACTCGTCATAGGACATTCCGATGGACATATAGTAAGGGCATTGCTGCTCAAATACTTCGGTATAGGTCTGGGAAGTTAGCCCTTCGTCACTTTCCAGACCGCCAGGTTTCCCTCGTCCACGGACTTGTCATCCGTGAGGGTATTGACGGTTTCGGAATACATCTCCAGCAGAGCCTGGATGAAGCCGTTCTCACCATCGCCGATCTTGTCGGAAATATGCTCATAGATTTCATCAACCAGGTTGCGCTTGATGCCCTTGTGGTGCTTGGCGAAAGCGCCGTACACCAGCATGGGAACCATAGTCATAGGCTTGTCGGAAATCTGGTCCAGAACAAAGCCCTGCTGTTCCATCTGTCTTACGGCGTTTCTGGTGTATTCCAGAGTGTACTCTTTCTTCTGATAGGTAATGGTAATCTGGGTTGCCATGTTTGTTACTCTCCAATCGTTTGTGTTTTGTGTTTATATTCAAAATAAGGGCGGTCAATGCCGCCCTTTATTTTGTGCTGATTAGGCTCCCTGGCTCCACACAGGGACGGTGGAAGGAGTCACGGAAACGGTCATTTCCAGAACGGAGTCAACAGAACCCTCGTTCACGCTGGCAGACACGCCGCCCTTCCAGGAGTAGCCGGAGCCATCACCAAAGGTCAGCTTGCAGTCCTGCTCACCATCCAGAGCGTTGATTTCCGCATAGGTAGCGGCATCGTAGTTCATCAGGAAGGGGAAACTCTCGCTGGTCTGGCGAATGCCGGGGATGTAGGTCTGGGCATCGTCACTCAGAGTGGTGGTTTCCAGAGCGCTACGCTGGCCCAGGATAGAGGGGAAGTCCTTGATGGGATAATCCTTCTCGCCAATGGACAGCTTGGTATTATAGGAATTGATAGCCATAGTTATTCCTCCTTAAAGGTTTATCGTTTGTATACATACCCTGCCGAACTGATTACGGCTTCGTATGTGGCTGTGATGTTATACACAGTAGAGTCGTAAATCTCCGGGGTGGTAGTGTAGGTAACACGCCGGAAACCCATTTTTCGCAGCACCGAATCTGCCGTTGCGAAAATCGCTCTCGCCTCGGCTTTCTTGCCGCTCGTTTTGCCGGAAAAAACTTGGAGTCGGTAAGTCACACCAGCGTACTTTTCCTCATCGGAGGAATCCTCCAAACTGTCCACCATGACATTCTGCGTTTCATCCAGCGTCAAGGTAGGCAGTTTGGAAGGGGTACGCAGGCTTTCGCCAATTACGGTTGTTCCGATATGACCGTATCGGACAGCTTCGGCAACGGCGGTAAAGACTTCGTTATTCACATCGATCATCGCCATACCTCCCTTGCAATCTGCTGTACCTTTTCAATCATTTCGTTACGAGCCGTAAGCATCGCCTCCGCAGGCTGATTACCATAGGTGTGTCGTGCTGCCGCACCATCACTTCCCTTGAACCACCAACCATGCGGATTCTTGCCCTGTCCCTTGCCGTATGTGCCGTGGGCAGGCGGCTTATAACCCGTGTCCGTACCGCTCCACTCCGGGTATTTCACGCCGGTACCAAACTCGATGAAGCCGACAGACTGACCACAAGCCACGACAGCGTAACCGTTACTGCGCTTTTCCAAGCGGACCGTAACATCGTTTACACCGTCATAATCGGCTGTGGCAAAACCAGCACTCGCAACGCTTACACCGATTTCGGCTAATCGCCGGGTGAACTCTTTCTCCTTTTTCAAGAAATCTCTTTTGTACTGCCGCACCAGCTTTTGAGCCTCTGCGATGGATTTCTTGTCAAAGGGATTGATTACGATATTCATGTAACCTTCACTTCCTGGAGGGCATACATGATACCGTTTTTGCTGTCGGCCTTTCGGACGACAATGTAATTGTGCGGATCGGGCGGGGCTGCTCCGAACCACACAACGGCACTCTCATCAATGGGACAACGGGTGTCTGCCACGCAGATCGTGCGGACATATCCGGTGAAGTTACCGAATGCGTTTACCGCATCCTCGCCAGATGCGGCAGACACATTACACATCAGCGGAGTAGCCGCGCCGTAAACCGGAGTCAGTTCACCGGTTTCGTTTCCGTATTCATCCACATTCGCAACCGCACCGGTCTGGAGTGCGTAGTAAATCTGACGCTTGTTTCGGTTCAAACTACGCATCAGTTCACGCCCCCACATACCGGGATGATTTGCCGCAAAAGAGAGGGACTAACATCTGCCGCCTCATAAGTCCGATGCACACCGTTTTCGATGTGTGCGGTCTGGCCTTCCGCTCCCATCTTGGCGAACAGTTCCAGAGCAATTCGCATCTGAATCCGTTCGTACTGAGGGGGAACAACTGCCTCCTCCGGGATGCCGAAGGGATATCGGCGGTTAAGCACGATCCCCTCGGCTTGCTCCAGGAGGATGAGGAGCAGGTCGTCAGTTGCGGTGTCAGGAGAGATAAGCACCGCCAGCTTTTCTACTTTTTCAGCATTAGTCATAGGTACTTACCTCCTTGGGGAAAATCAAGCGCCCAGAGTAATCTTGACAGCCTTAGTGGCGTCGGTCAGGGCAGCCAGGTAATACTTCCGGGAAATAACGGTGTTCTTACGGATATTGGCATCATCGGCATCGCGGGGAGGCTGCTCGACCTCAGTACCCTTCTTGTTGAACAGGGTAACGGCCTCCTTAGTGCCGCCAACGATGGTACCGGCAACGGCATCCTGCTTGGTATACAGGTTCCAACCGGCAACAGTGCCGATATAGCCCTGGCGAACGAAAGCCTCAACATACTTCAGGTCATCCTTCAGAGCCTTGCGAATCTTAGCCACATCGGCAGGGCTGACGAAAGCGAACAGTTCCATGTTCTCCAGGTTCTCAGCGTTCAGCTTGGCACCGGCATCGACAAAAGCGGCGAAGTCGAAAGCGGCAACAGGAACCTCCAGGGTAGCCTTGTTGAACTCGGCAAAGATATCGGCGTTGACATGGTTGAACATATCGGTAGCCATGTGGCGAACACCGGTGGTCACGACCAGGGGATCGGTCATAGCCTCCTCATCGAAATACTCGAACCGGTTCTGAGCCAGCAGGATTTCGTACTCCACAGGAGCGTAGGTAACTTCGATGCTCTTGGTGTTGCCCTCGCCCATGCCCAGCTTCTCAGTGCCGTTGGTAGCGGAGTAGACATGAATCTTCTTCTTCATGCCAGCAACGCCGGTCAGAGAATTGTCGATGGTGCAGAAGCGCATCAGGTCCAGGTGGGAATTGTACTGATCTTCGATTTCGTTAGCCAGCACAAAGTTTTCGTAAATAGTGTGAGCCATAGATTAAGTCCTCCTTAATTTTTGTAAAACTCGGCATACTGCTCCGGGTTCTCGGTGGCGAACTTCTGCTTTTCAGCAAGACTCAGCTTGGAGAAATCCTCCTTCTTCATGCCGGACGGTGCGCCGCCAGCAGGAGGTTCGGGGGTCTTTTTCAGCAGTTCAGCCCGCAGAGCCTTTTCCCGGCTCTCAGTATGTGCTTTCTGATTCTCAAACACGGTAGCAAAATCGCCCTTTGCCAGAGCCTCGGCAGTTGCGTTTGCCAGCTTCTCATCATAGCCCATAGCCAGATAAGCCTTGGCATAGCTGTTCACAGCCAGGGCGCGTTCGGCCTTTTCGGCTCTCTCAACCAGTGCGGCGTGTTCCTCTGCCGCTTTCTGAGCCTTGACTTCATCCTCGGTCATGCGCTCTTTGAGGGACTTCTTGGCAGCCGCCAGTTCGGAGGCGGTCTTGTCAAAGGTTGCCTTGCTCACAAAACCGCTCATGTCGGGTTCGTAGGCTTCCAGGGCGGCAATCTTCTCTTCGGGGGTCATGCTGTCGTAGTTCTCGATGTTGATTTTCATAGAAACTCTCCTTGCGCTTTTAAGTGATCTCCCACTATGATTTTGCGTTTAACAAGGCGGTTCTCTCCGCACGATTCGTGTTTATTACGCTGTTCTCTCAGCAAAATAAAAAGCGCCAGCACCCGGGACTCTCGTCCGTGTCGGGTTACTGGCGCTCTATTTCTGGCGCTCTGGTTTGATATAGATTTTTCTCTCTACGGTGTCAACCTCGACAAGCGCCTTGCATTTACTGCACTTAATCTGCGCCTGTCCGTTGATGTTGCCCAGCTTGCGACCGCAGCCGGGACACCGCACTTCTTCCAAAGTCAGCACTCGCATCACTCCTCTGCCTCTACCGGTTCCAAACGACAACGGCAGTTATAATGCGTTTTCTTGGGAACCTTTAATATATCGTAAATCGTGCCGTGGCGTTCTCTGCACACGGGACACGTCCCTTTATCAATCGTTGCCACCCAGCGAACACGCTTGACGCCCATAATCTGCTTTACCTTGTCACCAATCATACGCGTGGTGAGCGTTGCCGTGTAATCGCCGTACAGCTTCTCCAGCCGCTCTGGGCTTCTGGCTTCTTCCTTGTTCTTCACCAGGTCGTCCGTAATCAGAAAGGAGTTCGCTCGCGTTCTACCTGTGACGGAGCCGCCCAGAGAAATCAAGCCTAGGGTCGGGAAGTCGCCCTTGCGGCGGTAACTCAGCGTCTTATACTCTGCCGAAATATCCGGCAACCCAATACCAGGGAAAATATCGTGGAAACAGTATTCATCCTTGTCGGTCAGCATCGCCCTCTCGCTGTCCAGCAACATCTTCGTCATACCGTCCGAGTACGATACATACATATTCGCCGCTCTGGGGTCCTTACCGATGATAAATGCCAGCAGAAACTTAATCATCGTGGTCTTTCCGGTTCCGGGAGGCAGACTGAAACCAAGATACAATGCCTCCGGGTCGTCCATGAAATCCTGTATCTTCGTTGCGATGCCGTGTTTCCCCTCCAACACCTTTCTCCTGGGGAGCCAGAACCGAGCCTGCGGTTCTCGTTTCCACTCCATCGCTACCATGAAATCGTCAAAATTATACTGCCCTGAGTAGAAATATGTGTCACGAATCAGGTCGTACATATCGCCGGTGCGAATCTTCTTCGCCTCGGAACGCACCCACCGCACATAGTGGTCCACCGACCTCCGATCCTCTACGCTACGCAGCACCGCAAACACATCGGTCAGCGTTTCCTCTGTCTGTTCCGGTAATCTCTTGATTTTTTCAATTACGGGAATATCCATTCCACCACTCCTTCAAACAAAAAAATAAGAGCGCCCACCTTCCGATTTCTCGGTTCCGTTTTTACGGTTCCGATTACTCGGTTAGGTAGGCGCTCTTTTAGCTTTAGTTTCGGCGCTCGATTTATTTATCTTCTTTCGGCTCCGCGGCAGGCGCATTTACAATCGCCATCATCACCGCTTTCGCGTTATTCCGTCCGGCATCCCATACGGAAATATCTTCTTAATCAAAGCCTCACGGCTAATCAAATCTCCGTTCATCGAATGTCCTCCCACGAAACGAACTTCATCAGTTCCCTGTACTCCCGGCTGTTCACATGGACTTCCTTGATCTCCACGCTCCCATCGCTGTACTTCACCGCGAACCGCTGTTTCTGCTTTCCTTTACCGCTGCTCGCAGTTCCTCCGACCATCGCTCCCAACGGACCGGCTACCATGCCGCCCACGATAGCACCGCCAACGCCGCTTCGCTTGTATTCCGTGGAACCGGCTCCGAGCATCTTCACCTCAACGATTTTTCGGCCCAGCCGCTCAGTCAGCGCCTGCGACGCCCCACCGTAATCCCTCCGAATCTTCTCTGCGGCATCCGGGGACTTCTTCAAACAAAACCATACAACCGCACAAACGAGGCCAGCGAACACCGCTACCAGGAATAATACCAAAATCATATCCGATCCGTTCATAACAATTTTCCTTTCTCCGCTTACGACCTGCACCACTTATACCATGTGCTTCTGCTGATTCCCAACTCCGCACACGCTTTCACAACCGTAATCTCGCCGGTTCCGACACTGAGTTTATACCACCCAAAATCCTCCGGCACTTCCAATGCCTTGCGCCCCTCTTTGTAGTCCGGGTTCTTCGCTCTCGCAGCCATCTTCCCCTCCTGGGTGCGCTCCCATATCATGTCCCGCTCATACTGCGCGAACGCAAAGATTATGTTCAGCATCAGCTTTCCAGTAGGAGTATTATTCGCTATTCCGAAATTAAGGATGTTCACCGTGACACCACGATTCACCAGTTCCTCAATCAGTTTTCCAGCATCGGATGCCCTGGCGAAACGGTCCAGCTTCGTCACATACAGCGTGTCACCGGATTTCAGTTTACTCAACAGTGGAGTGAACTTCGGCCTCTCAACCTCTGTCCCTGTGTAACACTCCAGAACAATCTCCTCTGCTCCGGCCTCACGCAACTGGCGCTCCTGCTCCGGCAGGCTGTTTCCATCCAACTGCTGACCGACACTGCTGACACGCCCATATCCGTATTTAGCCATCACAATCACCCCTTCCGTTATCGGTTATTCGGTGACAGTAACCTCATCCTTGCCACGGCGAACAACTACATCGTAGCCCATCGCATTCATCATCCGAACGAACACATCTACACGCATTCCGTTTTCACGGCTCAGAGCGTTGCCTACACCGGACTGCGTTTTGTAGCCCAGCTTGTTCGCCAGTTCTATCTGAGTGATGCCATCTGCGGACATTACCGCTCTTACCACTTCGTTGCTTTTCATGGTTTTTACCTCCGTTCCGTTTATCACGATTTCATGTTATCACGAAAAAGCGTTAAAGTCAAGGCTTTTTATTTATTTTCTCTGCTGAAACGCATCGCCCCGCCCCCAGGGGTCCAAGCCTATCCCCCACCCACGGCAGCCGACAGCCCGGGGGACCGTGGACACGGACAGCCACACACCGCACCACCACGCACCACAGCCGCACGGACACACAGCACACAGCCACCCAGGACGGCCGCCACAGCGGCAGGATTGCGGCGGCTGTGTGCAAACTCAAAAGATAAAACACACGGAAAGCACAACACGAAAGCGTGATAAATATTTCCACAAATAACACGGAAAAGTGTTGACAATAACACGGAACGGTGTTATATTATATATAGAAACACGGAATAGTGTTAATACATCAAAGGAGGCCCGCACAATGGACAAGTACACATTCACCCAGAGCGGAACAGCCGATTTCCTGGAGGCCTTAGCTTCTGACATTCTCGACAACCACGATTATAACGATATCGTGGTTCGGATCGGCAGCCGAGCAATCGCAATTCCGCTTTACCCGGAAACATTCGAAGCGTTGGAGGATTTCATCAAGGACGCCTACAACCTCTATAAAGAGGAATACGAAGCCGACAAGGAGGGCTAAACAATGAAATACAAAACCACACGCAAGGCCGTTATGAACGGCTACCAGGACGTTATCAGCGTAGGCTATTGCCGCTTGCAAACTTTACTTCGCTGTGAAAGCGAAATTGCCTACACGATCCGCCGGGAGGGCTGGGGCGCTGATATTTACCATTTCGGCAATACGGCCATTGTCACCGGCTACGCCCCGTTTGGTAACATTCGCCCGGACTACGAAACAACGAAGAAATACGAAGCCGCCGCCGAGCGGATCGCCTACAACTACAACTTGACATGGGAGGAACAGAAACGGCAGCTTGCCGAACTCATTAACGATTTTATTAAGGAGGTAACAGCATGAGTTACACGCACATTTGGGACTTGCCTTGCTACGATAGCCGCAAATCTTTTTACGGAAAAGCCCAGGTTCTGGAGGATGAAAACGGAAACGCTTTCTTGCGTAGCTATGACACCATTGTGGCATACATCGACCCGGCGGGCTACTTCCACAGATTGTGGAGCGGCTACAGCGCCACCACACAGCGGCATATTAACAGCTTTATGTATGAATACGGCATTTCCCCCCACATGAGAAACAAAGCCGCCTGGGATCGAATGCCGGTGGAGGAGGTGACAAACAATGCTTAAAACGCACGAACTCCATTTTGTTATCGTGAACCATATCCAATGGAATTACCACTTTCACAAAGAAAAGCGAGATATCAACGGCAACAGCCGTTTCCGAGTATTCATCATCGACCCAGAGGGGCCAGCCGTATATGAGCGCATTTTCAAATGCTATGCGTTTGAAATTGGCAGTGTAGTACAGAACTACATTGAAAATTATTTGGAGGAGGATTTAAGCAAATGAAGCCGCCCAGGCGGCGAGGAGGTGAAACCTCATGAAATGGTTTTTCATGATAATCTTTGCGCCGTTCTACTTCGTTTACGCATTGATTATGGAACTCACAAAATACTACAAGTAAACACGGACCCCGGCATTATGCCGGGGTTCTCAATGGGGGTAAAGCAATGAGCAAAAAAGAATTATTCGAAGGGCTGTTCGGCCTTTTCGCTTTCACCGTGGCCCCGATCCTAATGGAAATTATCGTGGCTTTGCTGTTTGATTAAAGGAGGAATAAAACCATGACTTTACGCGTAAACAATACCGCCGCTTTCAACCTGGAAATGAACCTAAACATCAATTACGACCTGGAGTATATCGAAATCACCGTTTCCTTTTGGAATAAAGCGAAAAACACGATTCAAACCAAAACATTCCCGGCAGCCGATTTTGCCGCCGCCCTCCGTTGCTGGGAGCAATGGGAAAGAATGTTTTTCTAACACACAAGCCGCCCACCGTGGGCGGCTTTTCTTTTGCCCTCCGTGGCTGTTCGCGGCCGGGCGGCTTCCGATCCCGGGCTATATCCGTATTTCGCATTTTAAGCCGCTTTTAAGCGGCTTTTTTCATGGGAATATAAACTGCTATCGACATATAAAAATCGCTCCTGCGGCCTGTTAGTGGCCTTTAGCGGTGTTTCTGTTGGTGTTTACCATACCGCCGAAGCGGAGCAACAGCCGCACCCGCCGCGCCGGAGGTGGAGCTGGCCAAAAACGAGTCAGAAACTGTCCGATTTATTGGACACTTTTTTATGGTGTAGCTTTCGGGAAACTTTGGATAGCCGCCCATAGTCGTGAAAGTCGTGAAAGTCGCGTAAAAAAATCAGACTCACGAAAAGTCGTGAGCCTGAAAGTCGCGTGAAAGTCGCCGGTCGGAGCGTGAGAGTCCCGGCATAGTCGCGGGTCTGGGTTACTCCGGCAGCTCCTCGTATTTCGCCTCGATAGTCCTGGGGTCGGTATAGTCCTGGACATTAGGAGTGACAACAACATCCTGCTGATCCTTCAGTCCATAGAAGTTCTTCGCCCGGAACATATAAACCACCGGCTGAGTTTTGCCCTCCTGTGCCAGTTCGGCATCGATACTGGCGAGAATCTGTTTCGCCTGGTTGATGATGCTGCCGGTATAGGCGGTGAACCCGCGGCCGGGGTCTTTCTCCCAGTCGAACAGAGTATTGCGATGATAGCCGAGTGCATTCGCCATCTTCTCCACATTAGGAATCTGCTGAGTCCTGGCACACTCAGTAAAGAACCAGTTGAGCCGGTCGCAAAGTTCTTCATCGTTGCGAACCTTGTTCATTACGCCCTTGTTAAAGAACACCAAGTTATTCTCGATCGCTTTCGCAACGAATGCTCGTTTCTCGTCGTCCTGTTCGATTAACTGCATCCGGGCATTAGGGAAGTTGTGCTTGCCGCCTCTGCCGAACGATTTGACTGCGGTTTCGGTTTTGGTTGCCGGAACCAGGGATTCGGGTTTGGATTTGGAATTGGATTTGGATTCGGATTCAGATTTGCGTTTTGCCATAGATATTACCTCCAAAAATATAGTTGTGTCACAGCGTCCCAGGTGTTTTTAAGGCGGCGGCTCTATAGAGTATTTTTTACGCATTTTAGCCTAAAAACGCTGTTTTTTTATTTTACTTTCTTACTTCTTATTTTTACTTGTGACACTTGTGACAGTAGTAAAGAAGCAAGTAACGACAAGGGTTTGAGGGCGTCACAGGTTAAAAAATCAACCTGTGACAACCTGTGACACCCGGCCGGTTTTCGATGTGATGTCACAGGTCTGTGTCACAGGGCTTGCTCCTCACGGTGTGACGATTACTGGAATACAAACACCCTCGTTCTGGTACCGTTTATTCTGCGTTGAGTATCCTCCAGAATCCTATCGCCCATACAGTCGCGGAACTTCGGCAGGAACTTCTCGCGACTAAGCGGCTTAAGTGCTTTGCGAAAAGTGTTTGAAAACGCCTTGAAAAACCACTTATCAGCCGGATTGCTGCTGTCTACTTTCACCCAATGAGGCCAGTGGCCGGTCACAGGATCGGGGTCACAGCAAGGAATCGCACCGTCGGGAGGAAGTTTCCCATGCTTGGCGTCGTAACGCTTGTAGAAAGCGCCATCGATAATCGCACAGCAGGAGCCATCGATCTTCACAGTGGCAGTTCCATGCAGAAAAGCCTCCTCACAGCCGGGGGTAATTTCGGGGGTAATACCCACGATTTTGCGGTTCTCAAACAGCCGCACAAACAGAGTCGGTATTTTTTTCATGGTAGTCAACCTCCCAGATACAACAAAGAATATTCCAAACGAACGCCCGGTCGTGGGGTTCGTCCTTGTCACCGCGCCGCCACTTCAAATAGTGGCGAACAGCGGAGTTGATGTAGCAAGCGGCAGGGATGCCTTTCTGCCAGTTGTTTTCGCCGTATTTTTTCGCTCCGTCCTCAAAGTGGATGGACACCTCCAGGAGCATCGTTTCCCGGCTCCCAGCATAGGCGGTGTTTGCGAAACATATCAGCGCATTGTAGAGGAACCGGGTTTCGTTCCGCTTCTGAAACTCTGCGATATCGCCGATTATAAGGTCGAACTCCGGCTGGTCGAACATATCGGCTACCACTTCAAGGGGCATAAGGTCGCAGCGGCCTTTGCCCTCCTGGATATCCCGAACGGCTCCGGTTTCGAACTCGCTCCGGCAGCCACTATCTTTAATCATTGAAATCGTCCTCCATCTCCATACAGTTTAACGAACTCGTCTTTCCGCTCTGACAGCGGCGGCAGGTCTTTCGGCTCTACTATGTTCTGGAGGTGAATCCACACCGTAGAAAAGTGTACACCCAGAAACTTTGAGATTTCCGATTTGGTATACCCCTCCCGATATCGGTCTGCGATCCACCGCCACTGTGCATCCGTGAAGATGCTCTTGGGGCCACGCTTTCCCATTGGTTAGCCCTCCTCATCAGCCAGAGCCAGGAACTCGGCTCGTTTGTCATGCAACGGAGGGAGTTCCTGTCCACATTTTTTGCCTCGTTTTGGGTGGTAGCCCAACTGGTTGAGCCGGATGCCGACGTATTCCGGGGCCATATAGGCGAAGGCGCCCAGTTCCCACAGTTTGTAGCCCTCCATAAAACGGGCGCCCAGCCAGTGCATCTGCGCCAGGGAATAGATCGACCGGCGCTTACGCACATTCGGTACGGTCGCAAGGGCATCGAACTCATGCCGCATAGTCTGCAACTCCTCAAAGGCTATCTGTGACTGCTGCGGCTTGCCGCCTGTCCGTTTCTCGATCTGCTTGTTGACGGTTTGGGCCGGAAGCCCAATGAACTCAGCCAGCACCGGAGAACTATAGCGGCCTTCGATGTATTTCTTGGCTACCCAATCCCACTGGGCATCGGTTAGTCGTTTTTTCATGGGTCAGCACTCCTTCCGCTTCGCCAACAGATAGGAAACCAGACAGGCTCGGCAGTCCCCATCGAAAGCATCGCACCAGTCAGCCCTCGCCGCTTCGGTGCAGAGGCTCCGAATAAAGTCCACGGCCTCCTCTGCTGTGCGTTCCGGGGCTTTCAGCCATTCAAGGTTGGTCATTTTCTGTTCACCTCACCCATGTGTTTCATCAGCATGGCACGGGTCATCAGACCGACACCGCCGGGAACAGGGGTCACTTTCATACTGGTTTTGTCATAATGGGAACAGAAGCAATCACCACACAGACTGCCGTTCTCATCCCGGCTGATTCCGGCATCAACAACAATATTTGCAACCGTATAGTACAAATCCACCACTTTGGGCTTTCCAACTGCACTGATTACAATGTCATAACCACCAAAAAATAACTCGCCTTTCAAGTCCTTTGTCTTGCTATGTGCAATGGTCAGGGTACAGCCCCGATCCAGAAGCAGAGGAATCAGCGGCTTGCCGACCAACTTACCCTTACCGATCAGCAGCACTTCCTTACCGGCAAGATTGCCAAGTTCTTTCTCCAGGATATACAGAATACCCTCCGGGGTACACGGCAGAAAAAGGCTGTCCGGCCTAAAGCCATCCACATCCTTTGTGCGGAGAACAGCGTTGATAGCTTCATCCGCATCAAAGCCCCCGGGGAGAGGAAGTTGCACCAGAATACCACCCACGGAATCGTTCTCGTTTGCAGAGGCGATAGCCGCCATGAGTTCCATCTGACTGCTGACCTTGTACTTCTGGAAGGGGATTCCGCACAGCTTGCAGTCGTTCTCCTTGCCACGCATATATGCCGCAGACGCCGGGTCATCCCCGGCAGTAAGAACGAGGAGTCCCTTTGTTTTGTTGGGGATCGCGGCTACCTCGGCGATAATTTCATCCGCATATCGCTTGCAGTCGATGTAAGTCATTTCTTGTTTCCTCCAGATTCACGCTGGAGGCATTTGAGCAGAAACAGAATCAGCCACACGCCGGTTCCAGCACCCCAGGTGAAATCCAAGCCGAAACACATGGCAAGGATTTTCACGATGCCGCAGGTGATGAGCCAGCTAAAAACGGTCAGCCCCACCGCTACGGCGATAACCATAAAAACGCTTTTCATGTTTTTATTCCTCCAAAATGGTTGTCTTGTTCAGATAAAATCTGTTTTTCTGAATATTCTCCACTTTCCGAACCTCCCCAAGAAGGCGCTCCAGAGCCTTTATAACGGCCTTGTTCTGCTCTGCCCATTCGCATATAGGCGAATACAGCATCGTGGCATCTCTTGCCGTTCTGCGGCGTTTGCGGACATTCGATAGTTTCCCGGCGATCTTCGCTCTCTCGCTGTATGTGTGGTGGTTGAGTTCCAGGAAGTGAAGAATGTCCTGGGTTTCCAGATTTGCCTTTTCCTCGTCCTGGTAGGCCGTGTTGTACTGGCTCTCGGCCTCTCGGATGAAGTTGAGGAAGGAGGCGAGTTGTTCACTTACTGTCATGGTTGGTTCCTCCGTCCTTGTCACCGACATTTGTGTCGGTCGCATCCATCTTGGCTCCGCAGTTGGGGCAGTAGTGCCACTTCTTTCCGTCTGGCCAATCATCGTAGATATTACAGTCGTGGCAGACGGAACACCGAACAAAACCGACAACATCCGTTCTCGGCTCCCACCGCCCATGCGGTACAAGGTCTGCATAGGTGATGGTGGGCATTTGCAAAAGCATTTCTTCTGCTATTTCGTCACGGTCTGCGTTGTTATACCATGCGGCTCGTTCAAACTCTTTGAACAGCTTGTCAGCATCAATCGCTCTCATTGTCTGCCCTCCTGTTCCATGCTCTTACAGCATCGTGATATGCACTTTCGGCAGAGTCGTGAAAACCACTCGACAAGATATGCACACCGCATGAAACACAGGTTACTTTTCCGACATATCTGTATCCATATGGTCTATTGCTCACCGGATGCTCGATGTAGTCAAGTTCAAGAAACTTGACCTGTCCGCAGAACGGACACGGTTTCAGTTCAGCCATTGTAAATCCTCCTACACCATTCATCGAACTCTTTCAGTTCTTCTTCGGTTGGCTCGTCCTCTGGTCTGCCACGGTCAAATCCATAGAAGCACTTCGTCTTGAAAGTACAGTCATAGGTATCTTCCACCGTTTCCACCCATTCTGGGAAGATGATAATTCCATGTGGGCAACCCTGGCAATATTTAATCACCGGGTCTATACAACGAGTCGGTTCAGCCATTGTCTTTCCCTTCTCCGTATTCATCGGTAAGCAGAACGCAAGGAATGGATTTGCCAAAGAAACCGTAAGAGTCGTTCCGAACGCTATTCACTTCTCCGATGTTGCCCATAAGCTCCGTTTTCTTGGTCATAACTTCGGCGTTCGGGTCGAAACCTCCCAATTTTTCAATCAATTCTTTTACTGTCATTGTCTTTCCTTTCTCCGTAGGAGCAAAAACTTTCCTCCGTAACCTCAAACACATAGGTATCAATCGCACACGCGGCTGTTCCGAAATACTTGCAGTCCTTACACTGCACCACTTCCACGGCATCCACGGTCGGTGCTTTGATAATCTCGTCTTCTATTTCATCCATATGGAAATATGGATAAGTTGATTGCTTATATTCCACTTCAAAACAAGCAAGCAACGCATCCGCTTCAATCAGCCGCTTTTCACTTGCCATTGTTACCTCCATACAGTTCGGTAGGCTCACAGGCAACGAACATCTTTTTCAGAACCACGCCGTTTGCAAGCTGATTGAACAGTTCGCAAGCCTGGGCCGGAGCCATAAAGTTAATCGCGGTTCTGAAAACATCCGGGGTGACTTTGCCGCCGCAATATTCGTAGAAGTTACCGAGGGCATTGCGGAAATCTCCCGGCCACATATAGGTTTCTGTCCAGACCTTTTCTGTGACAGAAGGGCTCTCCTCATAGATAATGATATTTTCACGCATTATAGATTCCTCCAACGCTTGATACCGCCTTGGCGGCGCTTTAACTTCTTGAAAGTGCTTCTCTGGTATAGTTCGTAGAAATCGCCACTGATGCGCTTCTTCTCATCGGCTACCGCTTTCAGCGAATCGTGCTGTGCTTTCTCTGCCAGATATTTCGGGCAGTTGCTGTGACAGCCGACATAGCGTTCCTTGCACTCTCTGCAACTCTTAAAAACCAACTTGGTTTGATTAAATGCCATTTAACACGATCCTCAACGCTTCATCGACAGAAGTACACCACCCGGCGATAGCGCCGGATGCTTTCATCGCTTCGATGAAATCCAACTGATTCTGCCGGGGTTTTTCACCGGGCAACTTCACTTCCACATAAAAGGCTTTGCCGTCCGGGCGGTGTCCCCAGATATCCGATTCGCCGGGGACACCGACCGAGATTCGACCGCCGTATTTCGTATAGAAATCGCCAACGGTATGGTTTACGGCGAAACAGCCACGCTCACAGAGGGCAACGATGATTTTGTTCTGGAGTTTAGTTTCTGGGTTCATGTTTCCTCCTACTGAGGATGGCGTTAAGCCCTTTCCGAGCGCCGGCGCTGTCACCAGACAGCACCTGACCTTTCAGAACTTTGTACTGCTCTCGGTACAGCACTCGCTTGTAGCGGTCGAGCAGTTTCAGCGTTTCAATATCGTAGCCGCTCATTTCAGAGCCTCCTCGATACCCTGCATCACATACAGAGCCGTAGGAAGTGCGATGCCGTTGCCCCACAGCTTGTACTCAGAACTGTCGGTATGCAGTTTGTTATACCAGTTGAGCATCTGCTCTCTGGTGTATTCCTTTGTGGCCTTGCCGTTGATTTCTGCGTGGGTGTTTCGGACATTCAGCCAGAAGCGGTACTCCTCCTCGGTGAAGTCCTCCTTTTTGTCCGGCACAGCCCAGTTATCTGCGAATCCTTGCAGTCTGGCGCACTCGGTAGGAGTGAGGCGGCGAACGATGTACTGGACACGAACCACTCCGTTAGAGTTGAGGTTGTGGTTCATGGCTGCCTGGATAGCACCCATAGATTCCGGGTACTCTGTCGCGTTGCGGCAGTCCACGCCATAGGCCACAACACAGGGGTCCTTGTAATCCCTTGCTTTCAGCGTGGTGGTCTTTTCCTCCTCGGAAACACAATGGAAGGTTTCAAGGCTGTAGGCTACAGCGTGTCTGTCCCCGGAGGTCAGCGTATTCGCCGGATCGCCGGGATTTCCGACACCCAAGCCGTTACCCTTGCCATCGTAGTTATCTCCACGCTTGCCAGAGAAACGAGTGGCCTGGTCGTGGATGGGGGTAGGATCACAGCACACGCAGGTGTAATCCGTTACACGGTTGTTGTGGTCCCCGGTAATGGTAGGAGCGATAACACCATCGCCGTTGCCTCTCGCATCGTAAGCGAGCGCGACGAGAGGGAGTTGGTTGCCGCCGGTTCCGGCTCTTGCCATAAGGCAAGGAGAAATATCGCCATCCGTGGTTTCTGCGTTCACCGCACTGGATGCCACCACACCGACACAGGCCGGAGTGACACCGGCTCTCAGCGTAGGAGATTTCTCCTCCTCATAGCCGATGCCTCTGGTCTTTGCGGACTGCTCCGGGCAGAAGCCGGAACTGTAGCACACCACAGGGAGGTCATCGCCGCCCACGGGAGTTTTAACCGTTCGGCTGACTTCGCCGGTGGACTGCTGATTATACATATCAAAGCCCATCACACACGGCACATTCCCGTGCATTTCCGCTCTGAGTGTGGGACTCTTGCCATCTTCACGAACGGCAATCTGGGAGCCGCCCTGGTCGTCCAAAATCATATCGGAGTAGCACACCACCGGCTGATTGTTGCCGCTCATCCCGGCGGCAGCCGTAACGGTGGGGGACTTATTTTCCATGATTTCAGCACCGCCCTGTTGGGTAGCCATGCAGAGGGGCTGGAAGATATACTGATAATTCCCAGTTCTCAAAGAAGTGGCGCGGTTTTCCTGTACCAACAAACCCTTGCCGCCTCCGGGCTTTCCGGCACGGTCCTGGACACTGTAGGCCACCGCCATCTGGTTATCTCCAGCATTCGCTCGGAGCGTTCCGCTCACACCTTCGTAGACATGACCGCCCTCTCTGGCGGCGATGCCGGGTTCAAGGGTTACGCAGTCGCAGTTTCCCTCTCGATCTGCTGTTCCAGAGCAATCCGAAGCATCTCCGGCAACTGCTTTCCACGGCGTTCTGCCCTCCGCAAAATACCCTCGCAGGCCTTCGCGCTCAAATAATACTTCTCCGGCGCGTTCGCCTCCAAAATCTGCGACAAGGTAGATTCTGCGGCGGCGTTGGGGGACTCCCCAATATTGAGCATCAAGAACTCGGTAAGCGATGCTCCATCCGTTTCCGCGGTAACAGTCGGCATAGGCCCATCCGTTCTTCGGAACCGCAGGCATAACGGCATCCGGCTCGGCAATTTTGACGAGTTCTTCGAGGACGATGCGGAAGTCCTCTCCTTTGTTGCTACTGAACGCTCCGGGGACATTTTCCCAGAGAGCGAATCTTGGATATTTTCCATTGGTTGCATCCCTCATTTCCTTAATAATTCTCACGGCCTCCATGAACAGGCCGCTTCGGGTGGTTTCCTCATCACCGTTATCGGTGTGTTTCAGTCCGGCTCTCTTGCCAGCCACGGACAAGTCCTGACAAGGCGAACCGAATGTGATGATATCTACAGGCTCGACCTCGTTACCCTTGATATCGGTAACGCTGCCCAGGTGCTTCATGTTCGGAAAACGGCTCCGTGTGACCGCCACAGGGAACGGCTCGATTTCAGCCGCCCACACAGGTTTAATTCCGCACATGGCACCAGCGAGAGGAAAGCCGCCCGATCCATCGAACAGACTTCCCAATTTATATGTACTCATTGACTCACTCCTTATATATAAATGCTATCTTCTCCCCCTAAGAACCATCTGCGCCCAAGCCGCAGGATTCTTGTAGCCCCTCTCTCTGCCGATAGCAAGCAGTTCTGGGAATGTTTTTGCCTTGCCCTGTTCCATCCGGGCAATCTTCCTCTGCCGTTCCACCTCGGCGGCTTCTTCGGCGGTAATCCTCGCCAATTCGATATCCTGGTGGGCTTTGATTTCCCTCGGATGGAGGGGGTATTCCTCACCGCAATACGGACAGACAGGTGCAGTTTTGAACACCTTGTAGCACTTGGGGCAAGTCCGTATTACAAAATCGCCCTCTGCGTTTATCTTCGGTTTCTTGCGTATCGATTGTGTAAGGCTCCACTCCACATCGGCATCAAACAGAGGGTTCCGGGTGTAGTTACCCACGCAATCGATGATGGTAGCCACCTTACCCGGCTGATACCGCATCGCTCTCATGCCTTGCTGCCAGTAGAGCGCATGGCTCTCGGTAGGCCGCAGAAGCAGACAGCAGGTAACATCGTCAATGGACACGCCCTCGCTGATAATACCGACATTGCACAGGACAGTAATTTTGCCGTCCCGGAAGTCACGCATAATCTCCGACCGCTTTTTCGGTGGTGTACTGCCATCGATCGCCACAGCCGGATATCCGGCATCGGCGAACATCCGGGCGGTTTCCTGTGCGTGTTTTACGGACACGCAGTAGGCGATTGTTTTCTGATCCTTGGCTAACCGCTCCCAACTTTTCAGCACATCCGAGTAGATGGCTCGGTCACTCATAAGCTGTTCCAGGTCTTTAATTACATAGTCACCAGCCTGTACTCGCAGACCCTCCGTTTCGACCACGGTAGGTGCGTAGTATTCGTAGGGAGCCAACCGCTGATTATCGATGAGCCACCGAACCGATACACCGGTAACGAGTTCGGAGTAAATATCTCCGAGCGGCTTTCCATCGAGCCGAACTGGGGTAGCCGTGAACCCTACCGTATGGGTGTTGTAGTAATCCAGAACTTTCATCCACGAATTACTGCGGCTGAGATGCGCTTCGTCTGTGATAATCAGTGCCGGTCGTTCTCGCTGCCCCAATCGATTCGCTTCGGTAAGTACCATTTCCACGCGTGCTTCAATGCCGTTATCGGCAAACAAACGGCTCGTTTGCTCTTTCAGTTCTTGCCGATGGGTCAGTACCAGAACCGGACCCTTGGCGCGTTCTGCCATCTTGGCGAATATGTAGGACTTCCCGGCTCCGCATCCGACAGTCACAAGCACACGCTTATGCCCTTGTCGGAATGCGGAGGCCGTTTTATCGTACAAATCCTGCTGATACTCCCGGAGGTTAATCATCGCAATCGATCTCCTCCAACGCATAATGCAGATAACACCACTTGATCGCGGCAAGTGTAACTTCCTTATTCCCAGCCACCCAACCGTTGCGGTTCATAATCGACATGAACTTGATAGGGATGCAACACAGGTTGTCTATTGAGTAGTTCTCTTTGTCACCATCCAGGAAAATAATCTGATGATTCGGAGGCACAGGACCGTGATGTTGTTCCCACACGACACGCTGTTTGAGTTTCCAGTTATGCCGATAGGTCAGCGGATTACCTTTTTCCCCGGCAACATCATCGACCTTGACAAACAGGTAGCCATTTGCGTGTCTATGCTCCATGCCCAGAGATTTTGTGTTGTGCGGCAAACGGCCTTTCTGAAAACTACCCGACTCTACCGATTTCAGCCCCAATATGCTGTTGCAATGAGCCTTGAAAGCCGTTATGGAGGTCGGATGGTTAAAGCGTTCAAGGAACATACTCAGCGTTTCCGGAGGTCTGTGCTTCGGATAATTCTCCATCAGCCACGCATTTTCTTCCTCGGTGTACGGCTTGTATTCGTCAGCCACACCCTCTCGCTTTGCCAACAGACGGATTGCAGTTCTTGTGCGGCTTGCATGAAACCTTGCGTTGAACGCATCCGTTGCCTCCTGCGTGGTGGCAAACGCTTTGTAGTTTTCTCTGACCCACTCGCACTCGGCGGCAGAATAAGGAATGCCGCCCATTACTGCTTACCCAGCAGCTTGATGATTGTGGCGTCGCCGGACAGTTTGCCTTCTGCGTACAGCTTCTCGGTTCTCAGGGCAACATCAGCACCGTTGATAATTTGCTTCGCAATCGAGGTGGCTACCTTTGCAACCTCGACATACTTTTTTCGCTCCTCAACGGGAATACATTCGTTGGTGAAAAACTCATACTGTTCGCCGAGTTTTTCCTCCAACTGTAACAGCGTCAGCATCATGTGAAATCATCCTTTCTTGTTAGAACGGCAGGTCATCGTCGTTCTCGACCACAGAGAACTCGCTGGCAGAGGCAACCACACCGCCGAACTTCGCCGGGGGCAGCTTGTCCTGGTTCTTGCGGCTCAGACAGAAGCGAACCTTGGCCTGGTCGTCACCGTTGTACTGCTCATGGACAACACGGACTGCACCGACCTTGCCCTTCCAACGGGTGAAGTTTGCCATGTTGTAGTCGGTGATGCCGAAAGAGTCAAAGAAAGAGCCGATTTTCTGATTGGTTTTCTTGGGATCGGCGGGATTCAGAACGAGGTAGTACCACAGCTTGCTGCTGTGACCGGAAACCTCCAGGGTGATTTCGTAGCCCTCGTTTCCGCTGTTAAAGGTCTTGAAGGTAACATCGCTGATTCTCACACGATGATCTCCGGCGGGGATAATGGAGAAACTGTTCTCCTCATACTGATTGGGGTCAAACTGCCATGCCATAATTAAATGTCCTCCTTAAAATTGATTGTGGATGCCATGTCGGCGGTATGTACCAGGAATGCCAGAGGGTATGCCCGGAACGCTTCGTTCACAGAGTAGTTGCCGTTTTCAACGCCCATGTGGCAGTTGATGCACACGGCCTCCTCATCTGTGAGTTTCATGTATTTCTGAATCAGATACACGGACTTGCTGCCGTGGCCTCCGAAAGAGAAATCTTCCTTGAATGTGTAGGCCGGGTATTTCTCCCACTGGCCGAACTCGTTCTTTCTGTTACGGTATTCCACCTTGTAACAGTTCAGCTTGCATACATCGTGGAGCAGAGTAACGATGGCAGCCGTTTCGGCTGTGATTCTCAACTCCGGGTATGCTTTCAGCAGACGAACCAACTCCTTGAAAACCTTTTCGGAGTGTTCCATCAGACCGCCGCTATAGGCTTCGTGGAAACGAGTGGATGCCGGGGCGGTTGCGATATCCGTGGACAGGAGCCATTCTTTCAGTTCGGCGGCTCCCTCTCGCTCGATGTATTCATCGTAGATTTCCCAGAAGGTCATTTCTTGCCCTCCGGTGCGGTGAACAGGCTCTCCGGCAAACAGGACTTCCGCATATAAAGCTGGTCTTTCGCCATGATGGTTTCCTTACCGGCTTCGGTGAAGAAGTACCACTGGCGGTTGCCGTTCTTATCGATAGCAGAGGAAACTCTGCCCACGATGTTGCACAGGCCGCACACCTGCTGTTTGATTTTCGCCGGGAGCATAGGGGACACGCATCGTGCCATCTCGCCGGAGGTCAGTTCGCCAATCTCGGAGTCCTCCCAGCAGTTGAACACAACATTGGTGTCGCAGAACGCCGCCTTGCGGACAAGGAACTTGACCTTGGTGTAGATCGCCAGGTAATGCTGCCGGATATCGCCGGAGAAACCCTTCTCCCGGATTTCCGTGATGTAGGCATCGATAAGGTCCGTGAGGCAGTCAACGATGATGTTGTCGTACTGCTTGCTCTCGGTAGCCGCTTCGAAACCGTCCACGAAATCCTTGAAAGACTTCGCCTCCTGGATGGTGAGGTTGGGGCGCTCAAAGTTATTCAGCACTCGCGCCGAATTGTCACTGCTCAGAAGCAGAGATTTTCCCGGAAGTCTGGTGGTGTTGATGGTCTTGCCGGAGCCGGGCGCTCCGTAAATGATTGCGGTTGACATTCTTGATGTTCTCCTCTCGTTTATTAAATCTCACCGCGCATCCCACGAATCTGTGCGGCACTCATCACTTCCGTCATCCAGGCCAGCCGCCTTTATAGCTTTGATAGCGTAGAGCCTGTTCTTCTCCATGCGAAACTCTGCCCGCTCCCGCTCGAACTGTTCCCG